TATTGGTTAGCACCTTTGTAACCGACTACATAAAAGTCGCCTGTTGCATAAGGATCTACATAGACTTTAATACGTCCACGATAAACACCTGCAAAAGTTGCCCCTGTAGGATCAACTGCCAATGCTTCTGCACCTTTCAGTCCTAAACCTGTATCTAAAACGCCTGCTAATGCTAACGCACTTGCTACGTCTGCCGAACAGATCATCATGTTACCTTTACCACGTCTTGTTTCAACTGCGATAGCGTTTGCATCACGTTCGATTGCAAAAACCATCCCTTTGAATTTTTCAACTGACCAACGACCGTCTGAGTCTGTGTCTAAGTCGAAAGTTCCCGGAGTTGTTGCAAATTGTGCCCCTACTTTCGCTACGGTGTAAACAGTACGAACGACTTGACGATTCATTTCTGAAATTAATTCAGTAGAAAGAATGTTAGTTAATTCGTTTTCTGCATCCAGACCGTGAATAGCACGTAAGTCTTGGCTTAATTCGATTGAGTAACTGGCTTTTAACTGGCGTGATTTCGCTTCAACTGAGGTCTTCTCAATTGTGAACGCCATCTCATTCCATGTGTCGCCCTCAGCCGTACTGGTTTCCATACCATAACCAGTTTCATAAGGTGATCCAAAAGGATCTGTACCGTCATGAGTACCTGCACCACCAAAAGCTGTATCAGCTTCGTTGTGTAATGCTTCTGCACCTGTTGCGTTATTATAACGAGCACGTAACGCAAAGATTAACCCTGTAGGGCCACTCATTGGTTGAACACCTGCAATGTCATAGGCAATTAATTTTGGAGCCATACGTCTTACAAGTGAAATTAAAATTGGATCGTAATTGTCCATCTGTCCTGCAACGTTAGTTGGCGTTGCTTCGGCTAAAAACTTTTCTTGGTTTTCTAGCAATTGAGCAGTTACTTTCTGCTTATAGCTGTCTGTAATTTCGTCAGCTTTATCTGTGTTGATAACTTTGTCCCATTTTTCTAATAGAACGTCTAAAGTCTCAGGCATTTTTGAATTCTCCCTTCCAAACTATTTTATTATTTTTATATTATTATTTATAAATTTATTGGTTTATAACGCTTTTAAGTATGCGTTCATTTTATTGTCTTCTTCGTTTTCATCGTCATCCGTTTTATCGTCTGAGATGTCAACGCCTTCATCAGCGTTAGCTTTGAAGAAAGACTCTTTAATGACTTTAACTTTTTCTGAGTAAGCGTCAACATCAGAAAATTCAACATCTTCAACTAAAGTGTTTAATTTTTCTTTTTGCGTATCAGTTAAATCGCTTGCTACATGCTCAACTACTTGCTGTTTATTCAAACGATCAAGGTCTTGGTTTAGCTTGTATGACTTATCAATTTGTTCTGCTAAGTCAGCTTCAAGAGCTTCAATTTTTTCGTCTGCAACCGCAACCACGTCTTGCACGTCTTCTGGAATATCAATGTAATTGTTTTCCATCAGGTCTTTTAAGCCGTCAACAAAGTTTTCAACTAAGTCAGTCTTAATGCCAGACTCAACAATTAATTTGTTTTCGTCCATCCATTGTTCAACAACGTAGTCAAGATATTTGTTAATGTCTTCGTCAAGTTCATTTCTTAATTCTGCTTCTGCATCAGCTAGAACAGATTCATTCTCTTCTTGTAACTGAGTTTTTAATTCAGCAACCTTTGAAGTTATGACCGCTTCAAGTTTAATGGCAAACTTATCTTTTTCTGCTTGATCCACTTCAATGTCTTCAAACAAAATGCCAACTTCTTGAGTTAAGTCTAAATTTTCATCAGGCATTTAATTTCTCCCTTGTAAAAGTTTATTTTCTTTTTATGTTAATATTTATAAAATTAAACGCTCATAATGACTTTTTGAAATATGTCATTCATTGCGTTAGCATTTAGTTTGCCTTTCTTGGCAAGTGTGTTAATATTATCTTGTAATTGCTCAATTTCTTTTTCAATTAAAATTCCATTCTCAAAGATCCATTCTCTATTTTCCATAATGCCATTTACAAAAGCACTTGGAGCAGAGGGATCTGCAACTATGTCAATCGTTGCTAATTTAAAATTATCTTGAACAACGTTAACACCACCAGACTCTTTAACAGTGCCTAATCCTCTTGAGCTTACGCCTAATTGGATTCCCTCAGACACTAAATTCTTTGCAATGTTTCCGCAAGGTGTGTCTAATAATTTAGCCTTACCATAAACGTCTGTGGAGCTTTTATAGCGTAGTTCGATAATGTTATGTGAAACCCTGTCTAAATTAATTTGAGGGCTTGGAGGGTGTCCTAGCTCGCCCATAGCACGGTTTTTGCCAATGTATGAGGCATTGTACTCAGTTATTTGACCTTCCATGATCTTCTTAGGGTAAATTCTACCATTGTGGTTTTTAATGTCAGACTGCATAAAAACACCTTCAATGAAAATGTCCTTCTCACCATCCTTACCCTCAACAATGATAACTTGGGAACCATCAATAATTTCAGTAATTAATTGCATGACTTGTCCCCTTATTTACTCATTCTTTTGTTCTTAGCGGCAATACGTTTTGCAGATGCTTTATTATTGCTACGCTCACGTTTGCGAATAGCTCCGGGGTTACGTCTTGCAGTGGCTTTAGCTTTAATCGAACCTTTGACATTAGTTTTCTTCATGCCACTTTTCTTCAATGATTCTTTACTGCCCTTGCGACCAATTTTGTCTTTATGACCATCGACAATTTTTGCAGTTTTCACCGCTTTACCGTCAACATTTTTCCATGTTTTTTTTGTTCTGACTTCATTGTATGCTGTACCATTAAACATGTTGTCAGCAACGTCTGGGATAAAATCGTTTATCTTATCCTGAATTGAAGAGTATAAATAATCTTCAACGGCATTTTTAAATTCGTTTGGTTTTTCATCAAACACTAATTGTGCTAATGATACCTCTTCTATTTCAATATTATCGTCTTCTTGTTCTGGCATTAGAAACCACCTCCAATTTCTTCTTCTGGTTCTTCGGGATTGTATTGAGTATTTTCAACTTCTCCCAAAATTAATTTGTCTTCGTCTTTTATATCATTTTCTGATTGTTTCAGAATTTCTTTACGCACGGTATCATTACTAATATACTTACCAATGATACCCGTTTGTTGGATATTCATTAAAGAATTAATTCTATCATTCCATACTTCAATTTCTTTTAACTCTTGAAAATAATTATCTTCTAAGAATGAATATGAAAGGTTGTTTTCTATTTCATTCCACTCTTCGTCTGTTAAAATTTTCTTTAACGTACATTGAGTTCTTAATAAGTCATTAAATAAAATAGCAAATGACTTTCTTAAACGTGAAACAAATTTACTAAATGTAATTTCGTCTCTTGTAATTTCAGTTGTTCTACCAATATTAAATGCTGTTTGATCTTCGGAAAAACGGCTTGAAGGTACATTTAAGGATTTGTAAAGTTTATTTTTAAAATATTCAACATCAGCAAGTTCCCCTAAGTTATCACCTCCCGGAAGTGTTGAAACCTCTGTACCACGACCGCCCTCACGTCTTGGAAGCCAGTAATCTTCTATCATAGAAGCAAACTTTTTACGGTTGTTAATTGCCCCTGTGTTAGAGTCGTAAACAATTTTGTTTTTGAAACGATTCATAACGTCTTTTAAATATTGTTCAGCTTTACCTTTTGGTAAATTACCAACGTCAACATAAAAGATTCTGCGTTCAGGTGCTCTTGTTACTCGATAGATAACAACGGAGTCTTCCATTAAACGCAAATTATTAAATGGTTTTATAGACTTATATAAATAGCTTAAAACTAATTTTCCATCACTTGAACGCAATCCACTTGGGACGTAACAAATAGCGTCCTTTGGAATTTTAACAGCACTGCTTGCATAAGCACTTTCTGTTGTTCTTGTTCTGGTAGAGTCAGACCTTAAAGGTTGTTTTGAATAAACAAAATATTCATTCACGTCCTTCAAGTCATAAATTTCAATTAAGTTTTGATCGTCACGTTTCTTTTTAAATTCTCGAACAAATTTAATATTGAGCGGATCTATGGGGATAATTTCAGTCACGCCTAAATGAATTTTAGACTTATCTAAAACTTTATGGTAATATAATTTTCCATCAATATACCACTTTCTGAAAATACCATAGCCCTCGTTTTTAAAGTTTAACAACTTTAAAACATATTCAAACTCGTCACGAATTTTATCTTTGATACTTTCGGAAAGCTCTTCAACATCATCGAGTATAATACTAACGGTTGGTTTAAGATCATCCGTTATAATTGCCTCATTAATGATTTCTTGAATGGCTTCGTCAACTTCTAACTGCAATGCTAAATTTCTATAAGCAAATTGCAATTCATATTCATCTTCTGGAACTCTATCTAAATCAAAAGAATAACCAACTTGTGCCGCATATCCTGACGTGTCAGTGCTTGCATCAACTTCAATAGCACCGTCATCAAACGTAGGTCTTACAAAAGTTTCACCTTGTTTTTTGTCGCCACTCTTCTTTTCGATTTTATATCCGAATAATTCCATCTGTTCACCTAATAAACGCAGGGGACAAAACGTGCCCCCTTTTGTTTATTTATACATTATTATTGATCTGTTGTTTCAGCATTAGACCAGTAATTGATACTAAATGTCACTGGAAATTCTGCTACTTGATCGTTAGCATCATATGCCAATGTAATTTCACCAATTTGAGTCGGGAAACACCCTGACATTTTATAAGTTGTGAGAGTGTTACCTTGACGATCTAGCTGTTCAACTAGCATATCAATGTAATAATCTCTTGGGTTTAAAAGACCTGTATTTGCAACGTGTAAGTTAATGTCGTTTAACCAAATTTCAAGAGACTTACGTGGCTCCATATCCGTATCTGTTAAGAACGTTAGTGTCCACTCTGCAAATTCTTTATCACCTGCAACGTAAATCTTTCTACCCATGAAAGGAACTTCTGCCTTACCCATATTTGATTCAGGTAAGGTAGCCGCTTTACATAAGTAAGAAGACTTTTGTGCAGGAGCACCCGGAATATTCGTTGTCACTTTATAAAGGTTGGGACGTGCCCCACCTCCAGAAAATTGTGCAACGAAATCGTTAATTCCTAATTCTGCCGCCATTTTTAATTACTCCTATTATATGTTAATATTTTGTTCAGTTGTGCCATTAATGACTTCTTCAAATTCTACGCCTGTTCTAACGGCAATGAAGTTTAACTGAATAAAGTTAATTGAATATGTAGGCTTAATATAAATATCAGCAACGAATTCTGAGCGATCAATAACTTCTGGCGTATTGTTTCTTTCGTCACAAACCACTTCAAAGTCATAAATACCACGTCTACCACGAACTTCACGTAAGAAAGGTTCGACCATATTTACGAATTGTGCTCTTGTGAAAGAGTCATTGAATTCAAATAATTGGTACTTTGCCGCAGTCGCAATTGCTTTTTCCAACACAATAAACAAACGTCTAATGTTGATTTTCTGGAAAGCACTTGGTCTTGATTGCTGAGTTCTGTCACCGTAAAGTAAAACACCTTCGCCTGCAAAACTAACGACTGGGTTAACACCTTTCTTATACAATTCATCACGACTTGTCTTAGAAGGATTTAATGCCAACTGAATAACGTTTTTAATTTGACCACGATTGAATCCCGCAGGACTGTACCAAGGGTCATTTATATCATCAGTGCGAGAACATAAGCCTGCTATATCAGCGTTTAATGGAATCCAACGGAATTTATCATTGTGATAATCGTATTGGTATTTCCAACCTGAGTCCATAACTGCATAACTTGACACCGTGTTAACTGCTGTTCTTGTTGCAATAACATTTGCAGTTGCTAACGTTTCTGGTTGTCCGACAACATCTGCATGAAGTGGGCTAAAGAAAGCTACACAATCTTTGCGTCTTTCTGCTACTTGATCAACAATGTATTTAACAACGGCTGTGTGAGAAGCGTCACCACCTGCATCACCAGAAATTAGTAAACTAACGTCAACGGTTTCAGCGTTTTCAAACATTTTCCAACCAATGATAAGCTCATCAGAAGTGATAGCACCACCGTCATTACCGCCTGCCATCAATTTTGTCCATGCTGAGGCTAACGCTTTATATTTGCTGTTTAACGCATTGGTATTCCATTCTGCATCCCAGTCTGCTCCTGCAACAATACTAGAAGTTGCTGTTGCACCTGTACCGTCACCTGTGAAATCAATTGTAGGTGCGATTGTGTAATCTTGACCTGCATTATCAACTGTAACACTTGCAACGCCATAACCAATACTAGAAGTTGCTGTTGCACCTGTACCATCACCTGTGACAGTAACGCTTGAAATGCTATATCCTTCACCTGCCGAATCGACTGTGTATGAAGCAACGGCAAAACCTAACGTAGCTGTTGCGGTCGCACCACTTCCATCACCTGTGAAATCAACTGTTGCTGAGGTATAACCTGAGCCTGCGACATCAACTGTAACACTTGCAACGCCATAACCAATAGTAGCGTCTGCTGTTGCATCACCACCACCTACGCCTGTAGCGTCTGCTGTTGCTGAGGTATAACCTGACCCTGCGGCTGTGACATTAATTGTGTCGATAACGCCTGCTGTTTCACCGTCAACTTGTGCTGTTGCACCTGTACCGTCACCACTAATTACAATTGCATCACCTACCGTGTAACCAGTACCACCGTCTGTGACTGTAACACTAACCACGCCACCTGTAGCATCTAAAACTGCGGTTGCCGAAGCACCACTACCGTCACCTGTAACGTTTACTGTTGGTGCGACTGTATAGCCTGTACCTGCAACGTCAACTGCAATCGATTTAACCGATCCTGCCATTTCAAGTGTTGAGCTTGCTAATGCACCTGTACCGTCACCTGTAATTCCAACTGTAGGTGCTGTTGTATAATCTTGTCCTGCAACGTCAACTGCAATTTCTTTAATTGCACCTGTTGATTCGAGAACTGCGGTTGCCGAAGCACCACTACCGTCACCTGTAACGTTTACTGTTGGTGCGACTGTATA